CGCTCGCGCCGCTGGCCGATGCCATTCCGGCCGCGCCCGACTCCATCCCCTTCATCTGCTGCTGAAGGTCGCCGATCTCCCGCTTCAGCGCCTCGCCGCCGATCCCGCCCTTGGCACCGAGCTGGATCTGCTTCCGATTGATCAGCGCCTGAATAGCGGCGATCTCAGCACCCATTGCTCGGTATTGCTGAGTCGTCGCCTGCGCCTGGGCCTGCGCATCACGCAGCCCGCGGTTCAAGGTGATGATCCCGTTTGCTGCCGCGCCAAGGCGGCCAGGGAGCACCCCGACCGCTGAATTGAGCACGTCGATCTTCGTGCCCTCGACCGTGCGCTTTAGCTCCTCGGCCTGCTTGTTGAACTGCTGTAGCTGCTGAGCACCCTTCGCCCTGAACTCAATATCGACGGCGTATACTGTAGACATATCAGTGCGCAGGGGTAGCAGCAGTGGCCAGGCTGGAGCACTCCAATTGGGATCAGCGCCGTCCCGGTCATGCTACCCACGGCATGACGGGCACTCCTACATGGCGATCCTGGATGTCGATGCGATCAAGATGCCATTATCCAGGAGATGTCAGCTTCAAGAACTACGGCGCCAGGGGGGTCAACGTCTGCGAGCGCTGGATGAACAGCTTCGAGAACTTCTACGCAGACATGGGTGAACGACCTGGCGGCACGTCGCTGGAGCGATTGGACAACGACGCCGACTATGCCCCGGAGAATTGCCGCTGGGCAACGAGGGAAGAGCAGGGCGCCAATCAAAGAACCAATCGCCTGATCGAATACAACGGGGAGACGCTCTCCCTCTCTCAGTGGGCTCGGCGAACAGGTCTAAGCAAGCACACGATCAGTGCCCGGATAAAAAGGGGCTGGCCAGTGGACAAGGCCCTGGCCACGCCCCTTCACGCCACCTGCGTGGGGAATCAGAACGCTCGCAAGCATTAACGGCGGCTCTTGGCCTTCTCCATCGCGGCCCGCTCACGATCGGCCCGCTCTGAATAGAAGGCGTGCCACAGAAGCAGCTCCTGTGGCGTCACCGATTCGCGTAGCTCAGAGAGCGTCTTCCCCAGCTTCTCCGCTACCACCATTTGCAGCATCAGCTCTCCGTCCGCGGCGAGTTCCTTCTGCAGGGCTTTTGAGATCGGTGGCGTCCTCAACGCCAGCCGCTTCGCTGTCGGCCTCGACGAACACCTTCACCTGGAGCTGTTCAAGCAGCTCGGCGGGTAGTTCGTTCTTCAGCTCAGCAACCTGGCCCAGGGCGAACATGGCGCGGCCGTTCTCATCGCGGCACTTCTGGATCATCAGCGTCAAGGCCACCTCATCGGGCTTGCGTGCATCCTTCTGGGCCTTCTCTCTTTCGGCCAGGGTCAGAGGTGTCGTGTAGAACTCGAACTCCTCACCGTTGGGCAGGTCGATGGTGCGGCGGCGTGGAGACATGTCCACGGCAGCCTTCAGCCTGGCGAGAGCGTTTTTCATCTTGATACCCCTGGGCATCAATAGCTTAATGGCACAGAAAAGCCGCAACCCAGGGGAGGGATGCGGCTAATCCGGTCGAGTGACTTGCTCGACCTATAAAGAGTAGTCGTACTAAATGACAGGCTCCTCAGCAGGGGCAGCAGGCTCCTCGACCGCGGGCTCAGTGGCCGCAGGCTCAGTAGCGGCAGGCTCTTCTGCCACAGGCTCAGCCGCAGGGGTCTCCACCACGGGCTCGGTAGCGGCAGGCTCCTCAACAGGGGCCTCGGCCACAGGCTCCTCGGTTACCACTGCAGGCTCCTCAACAGCAGCAGGCTCCTCGGTAGGCGCCTCAGCGGCAGGCTCGGTGATCACCTCAGCGGCAGGCTCTTCGGTCACCACGGCGGGCTCCTCAATGGGGACCTCAGCCACGGGTTCGGCCACAGGCTCCTCAACAGCGGCGGGCGCCTCAGCGGGAACCTCGGCAGCCGGCTGCTCGACCACAGGCTCTGAGACCACCTCAGTGGGCGCCTCTGCCACGGGCTCCTGTACGGCGGCAGGTTCAGCTACCGGCTCCTCGACTGCAACCGGCTCTGCAACCACCTCAGCTGTAGGCTCCCCTGCCACAGTTGGCTCGGGCATCGGGCAGGCGGGTTCCTCAGCCACCACCTCGGCGGGAGGCTCGGTGACGATCGGCTCCTCGGGCAGGGTCTGATCAGTGCCCTGGGGAACCTCGGGGGTGACCGTTTCAGGCTCGGGGGTCACCTCTGGCATCACGCCTTCGGGCTCGACGCTCGGAACGGTCGGGGTCACCGGTTCACCCGCCGGGTCGAGCACCCGGATATTGCTGGTCTTAAAGCCTTCGGTTGGGTCGATCAGCTCCACATCGCCGCCCAGGGGCATCTCGCTGCAGGTGTCCCGGAAGTTCAGGAAGTCCCGGAACCGCTTCGATGTGCTCGTTGCCTCGGCCTTCAGCCGTTCCCAGATCACATGCAGTTCGTGGTCCCTGGCAGCGTCCGTCATCTCAAAGTCAATAGCACCAGCCCATTCTGCCTGCGCAGCCATGAAAAAGCCCCGCACATGGCGGGGCGGGGCGGCTTGTGGCCTTCAGGTCACAGCTCGATGCCAAGAAGCGCGCTGGGTTGGCCGCTGATGCTGTAGCTCAGCTCAGCGGTGGTGGCGTCATCCGGTGTCACCGACAGCGACATGGAGGTGATGCTGATCGGAGCCTGCACAAAGATCGACTTGGAATCGTCGGGTGCAGTGCCGGCCGCATTCGCCACATGGTTCACATACAGCTTCACCTCGGCGCCGGACTGACTGCGCAGCATGACGTTCGCCAGTAGGCGATTGGCCAGGCTGGTCTGATCGTCAGTGAACATCACCGTCATCGAACCAGTGCCGGAGGCGTAGCCGGCCTGGGTCTTACGGAACTGGGCGTACTTATTGCTGCCGCCGCCGAGGCCGCAGGGCAGAACTGTTACATCGAGTTCCTCGCGTGTCAGTTCGAGGCTGAACTGCTTCACTTGACAGACAGCGCCGAACTCGGCGAAGTCGATCTTGATGTGATTCTTGGCGCCCGCGGTGTCAGCCGTGCCAGTGCCGCCATCCCCGTTCAGGGTGATAGGGGTTGCGGTGGCATCAGCCTCATCGGCCACGGTGATGCTGGATCCGGTGACGCCCACCACCAGATAGGTGACGCCCGCACTCAGCGCAGAGTCCAGTTTGCCGGTTCCTTCTTCAGTGAACACAACAGGATCACCAACTTGATAGTCGTGATCACTGGGCACACCGATTTCGGTCCCAGCCTGGAAATCACTCCAGTCAGAGAGACAGAATTGCGTCCCGGCAGGCTGGAAGTAAATAGCGCCTTCTTGTCCAGTTAGCGAACTAGAGCTGCATGAAATGGCCACGGGTCTGAGTAGACAAACGACAGATGGGGGCGCTGCCGTCAGGTCGGGGGCAACCAGACGCCTACGGGCACGGCCCTAGGCGTACTAAGTCTACGCAGCCGTAGCGGTAAAGGAACAACTCATCGCGTGGCAGTGGTGTGGCCGCTGGTCTGGTGCAATCGTCCTGGGTCCCTCGATGTTCTGCACCCGTGGCCGGTTCGCGGTCTGTGGCGCACGGTTCAACCCAACCCACGCCCGCAATACCTCGGCGGCCATGTCTTCACCGGGCCGGCTGCCGCGTTGCTTCGGTGTGTAGACGTTGCACATCAGGCTGCCCCTGATCGACTCGACCGGGCAACCCACCATGTCGAGGGCGGTCTGCTCAAAGCTGAGCGAAACCACGGCATAGGCCGTTGCCGCATCAGGTGGCGTCTCCTGCACCCCATCGAAGAACACCAGATCAGCCGGGACTCCCGCCAGTCGCAATGCGTCGTAGGTGGTCCGCTCAAAGATGCCTCGGATCTGCTGGAAGCTGCTCATAGCCCGTAACGCTCCTGAATCACCCTGGTGGCCGCCGCCTGGATCTGAGGGATCCGCTTGTTGCGGAAGGTGGTGAACCATGTCCTGGGTTGGCTCACCACGTTGCCCTCGATCGCCACGCTCTGCGCATACGGCAATGCGTTCTGCAGTCGGTAGCGCTTCTCGCTGTCAACCTGCAGGTTCATGGCATCAGTCCGGGGCTCGTCGGCGCCTTCGGGCGCCACTTCACCAGTGCCTGGCCCCTCTGATGCGAACCAGCTGGAGCGGAAGCGGCCCGTGTCCACTGGTGACACGGCAGCACTGCCCAGCTCGGCCTGCACCGTGATCAGCGTCTCGGCCACCAGGGCGTCCATCGCCTTCTTCAGGTGACGCTCGAGATCCTTTGGCTTCGTGAATTTGGGCATCAGGTGCGCAGCCTCAGTTTGTAGGCGTAGTTCGTGGGGCCCGATCCGTAGTGCGGCTCCACCGCCACGATCCGCCAGGTGCGATCCAGATACAGCACCGTGTCGGCCGTGGTCGGCAACACCGGCAACGTGGTCGAGTCGAACCACATTTCGCAGGTCCACTCCTCTGCCGTGCCGCCCCCTTCCACGCGGGCTGTCTTCAGCACCGCCGCGCCGCAGGGGTAGCGAACCTCCTCTGTCACCACCTCCCCCGTCTCGGGGTTGTAGGCCGTGCCGCCACGCATCACGAACACCACTTCGGTCTCGCGGAAGGCGTTCACCAGCTCGTTGGCCAGGGGCAGTGCCCAGCTGTCCTGCGGGGCGCTCATGACCGAACCCTCCCGATGATCCGGCTGCTGCCGCTGCCGCTCACCTGCGTGATCCAACAGCCCAACATGTCCGCCAGCCATGGCAACTTCTGCAGCAGCGTCGGCTGACCGGCGGTGGCGCTGCTCGTGGTGGTGCTGCCCTTATCCCTCGGGTCGTAGAAGGTTTGCGACAGATCGCCCAGTGTCTGGCTCTGAATCGGCCCACGATCACTGGTCTGCGCCACGCCGACACCACCCGTCAGCAGTGCCGGGTTACTGCCCAGCTGCAGCGCCAGCTCTGCCTGCGCCTGGCGCACCTGCGCCGGCACCATGTCACACGCTGCATCCTCACAGCAACAGGTCGCCCCCTGTCTCGGCCAGGCCAGGTATCGCCCGGCCACGCAGCAT